ATATGCGGGAAGTGGCAATAATGGTACAGCAGGAAACAGTTCACCTACCACTTCCACCGACATGATTGAAATATCGCGACCTGAGTTACTGGACATTTTAAAGAATTTAGAGGGGATAAAAAGAAAGATCCACAATAGATTAAACAGCCAGGCTTAAAACTCAGGCAGTAAACGAGATTGCAAAGGCCACGTTTGGGAATTCAAAACTCCCTTGCGTGGCCTTTTTTTATTCTAACGAAGGAGGGAAAGATGGACAACGATAAATCCGTAGATAGTAAGGGGACGGAACTTGAGCAAATCCAGGAAAAGCAGGACGTTCAGGACGCAGTCTTTTCTGATGCTTTTGATGCCGCTGAACAATTGGACGGTGAATCTGCCGGCGCGGATAATGACGATTTCAGTCGTAAATCCAAGGCAGATGATAGCCAGTCCAGTCAGCAACATGATCAAGGTCAACAAGCTAAGGACGATAAGCAGGCGCAGGACGATGCAGCCAGCAAACAGGCGCAGGCAGCAGATAGTAAACAGTCCGACGCCGCTTCCAAGGATAACGAGGAAACCTATGAGCAGCGATGGAAGTCCCTGCAGGGTATCATCAAGTCCAAGGATGAGAAATTCGAGTTCGAAAAGGCTCAACTGCTTACTGAATTAGATGGTCTCAAGAAAACAGTTGCCACTCTTTCCGCCCAAACAGACAAAAAAGATAAAAAGGGTACCGACAAATCCGATTCATTGCTTGATAACCTTACCGATGAAGAGAAGGAAGCATTGAGCGAATATGAAAAGGATTTTGATTCAGTATCTAAAATGGAAGGTTTAAAGCGGGACAAGGCCTTAAAGAAGCTGGAGGATAAAATCCTTGAGCGACTTGAGGAAAGAACCGCGGAGATTCAGGAAAAGATTGCTTCCAGGGTAAAGCCGATAGAAGAAACATTTCAGGAGCAGGGGAAACAGACTCATTTTGAGGTTATTAGAAAGTCCCACTCCGATTTTGAAACTCATCGCGATTCCGGTGCCATCCTTAAATGGATAGAATCCAAACCGCGATATCTGCAGGCCCCCATGTTGGCAACCTACGAGAAGGGTGAGGCGGGAGACGTTGTGGAGTTGATTACCGACTTCAAGAAAGAAAGCGGTCTTCTGGAAGACAACAAAGATGAACAGCTTCGGGCAGACAACCTGATCGACATGCAGAAAAAGAAGGAAGAAAAGAAACAGAATCTTTCTGCCGTGATCACCAAGCGTGGATCGGTCGATACAGGGAAGGGACGGGCCGATGATTTCGAGTCAGCCTTTGACGAAGCGGTGAAAGTTAACAAATAAATCAGGAGGTTATTAATTATGGCAATTACAACTTTTGGCGATATATCTCCGCGTACTGCAGCATTTGTGGTCGTGGAACTCTTAAAGCGCGCAATGCCCTACCTCTGCTTGGAAAAATTCGGGCAGAGCAAGGCACTTCCCGGCAATAAAACTCAGTCAATGAAATGGCGCAGATACAATGCCCTTGAGTTGGCAACTACCCCGCTGACCGAGGGCGTTACCCCTCCCGGCAAGAAATTGACCGCGACCGACATCACGGGCAACCTTTATCAGTATGGCGATCTGGTCGAAATCACTGACGTTATCATGGATACCCATGAAGATGCAGTTCTTAAGGAAGCAACCGCAGCCTGCTCCGAACAGGCAGCTAAGACCGTTGAGACCCTGCGTTACAATGTTCTGAAGGCATGTTCCAACAAGTTCTTCGCCAATTCCGTGGCATCCCGCACAGACGTTGTCGCCGTTGCTTCCCGTACCGATCAGCGCAAGGTTGTTCGCGCTCTCGAACGCCAGGAGGCCCAGTTTATTACCCAAATCGTGAAGTCCACCCCGTCTTTCAACACGGAATCCATTCTGCCGGCGTTTATTGGCGTAACCCATGTTGATCTGACATCCGATATTCGCAGCCTGACCGGTTTCACTTCCGTTGCAGATTATGGCCAGGTATCCAAGTTCGAAACCGAAATTGGTGCCTGTGAAGATGTCCGCTACATTAAATCCACCATTTTCAAGGCCTATGCCGATGGCGGATCAACCGTAACGACCGGTAAGATTACAACCGCCGGAACTCGTTGCGATGTTTACCCCATCCTGTATCTTGGCAAGGATGCCTATGGGATCATCGCCCTGAAGGGTAAGTTTGCAATTACCCCGATGGTTTTGAACCCCGGAATTCCCCGCGGCGGAGATCCGCTGGGTCAGCGCGGTTCGGTCAGCTGGAAGACCATGCAGGGCACAGTGATCTTGAACGATGCCTGGATGATGGTTCTCGAAGTAGCGGCAACCAACTAATCGCAGGAGAGTAACTTTATTTTAACCATCTACAGGAGGATTCAGATATGGCTGAAAAATATGCTGGTGTAAAATTTGACGATGCGACTAAAAAAGTCGACCCGTCAGTTCGTGACATTTATGATGCTTTCCCCCGGGAAGCTGAAAGACGAGCTTTTCAGGGAGTTGCCAACCGGGTTATCGGCGGAACCAATGGCACGCAGGGTCCGCTGATTACTGCAGGATGTACACTTGGGACGACTGCAGGATTTAACATTGCAGCTGGTGTTACCGTTGTCATCAATGGTGTAAAATCCACATGTATCGCACAGGACAACCTTCCCTTGCCCGATGGAACACAGGCTGCCAATACCGTTGCAAAATACCTGATTGCTACTTCGACCGGCACTTCCGGCACTGTTATTGGTCCAGGAAATGTTGTCGACAAAGCAGATTACGATACCGCAACGTTAGCTGCCGCGGCCTGCCGTTTGCCCGATCTGCCAGACGGTTATTGTGCCTTGGGTTATGTAACCCTGCAGGCTCCGGAAGCAACAGCTTTAGCGTTTGCAGATGGCGCCGGGTATGTTACCGGAACGGGTGGTACGGCGGGTACCGCAACCTATGTCGACCTGATCTGCATGCCTTATAATTTGTAGGCAGTCAGACCATATAGGATAAGTCTTTATTCAGGGCTGGATGTTCGACCAATACTCTTTCATCCAGTCCCGTTTAAAGGTCATTCATCACAGTCAAACCTTTAAGGGGAGGAGAATTACCATGTCAAGAGGAAGTAAACCAGTCGAAGAATCGCCCAAGTTTGAGACTCCGTTCGGTCATGTTCGCGATAGGATTATTATCCATCCGAATCCCAAGGTTCCCAAAGAGGGAGTCTTTATTTCATTGAACGGATATCCCTTCCAGGTCAAACCTGGAGTTGAGATTGATATTCCGCGTCCTGTTCGCCTGATGCTGGACACTCTGATCGAAACCGAGACAAACTACGGTGACGATGGAAAGCAGTATACCCGCGACATTCCGCGTATTACCTACACGATTGTCAAAGAAGGGATTAATCTCAATGTAGAAGGCGAAGTAATCGATGGAGTTGAGCAGAAAGCGGCTGGTCAGTAATCTGTCCAAATTGGGAGAAAAGCGATAATGATTGCCAAAGATGCGATTCAGATTCTGCGCGAAGACATCCTTGATGATGTCAAACTGCCATACCTCTGGCCTGATGCAAGCCTTCTACGTGGGTTAAACTATGCCGAGGTCCAAGCATGCCGGCGCGGTCATTTGCTGATTGATGAAACAACGGCGAATGATTCCGGTACGGCAGCAACCGCAGGAACCGCAGGACAGAAACCTCTTTGCTCTCTTACTTTGATTGCCGGACAGGCTGTTTACAACCTCAGCCCTAAAATTCTCATGGTTAAGCGTTGTCAGGTTATCGGGATGGATTATCCCTTAACCGGTCCCCTGGCTTACGCCGAGGCAGATGAATTGATGTCGGGTTGGCGTGGTACCTCCGGGACAGTAGGAACATCAGGATCGGGAGGGTATCCTTCCGGCTGGTTGAATGAGCCGGGCAATACAATAACCTTCCTGCTTGCCCCATCAGCCAATGGAGTAGCCAATCTGGTTGTTTCCAGGTTACCCCTGATGTCATTTCCAATCGACGGTTCCCCGGAGATCCCTGAGCATTATCACGAAGGCCTGTTGAACTGGGTAGCACACCTTGCTTATCTCAAAAACGATTCAGACACTTTCAACCCAGCCAGGGCAGAGTATTACGAGAAACTTTTTACCGAACAGTTTGGTCCACTTCCTAATGCCAGATCAGAACGTCTGCGAAAGACAATTATGATGCAGTCACGGATGCGGCCCCGACCGTTCGGATCCTAAACTTACAACAGTTGAGCTCTACATAACCCTCTGAAGGAGGATTTTCAAATGGCGATTTTAAAGATTAAACAATTAATGGAAGACCTGCAGAATGACACCCATGTTGTTTTGCCGGCTAATGTGGCGATTGCGGACACCGCAACCCTGGCTACCTCAGCTGGTAAAGCTGGCACGGCCCAGGTAGCAGTGCTGGCAAGTTCGGCCAATTATGCAGGTACAGCTAATGTTGCTATTCATGGAACATCCGGCACGAGTATTTTAGCATAGTTAACAGTATGGGCTGGAGGGGTCTTTTGCGGACCTTTCCAGCGCTACCTCTCATGTGTGTATGTAAGTAATTTAAGGAGGTATTCCAATGGCAGAACGTGGATTCACGCCAATTAAAGTCTTCCCATTATTCAGCAATAAATCGTTATCAGCGGGCGATATCGGAACATCGGCAGCTATTGACCTACGCTACGAAGCCCAACGAGGCAGTTTTTCTATTCAGGCTACTGTTGCAGCTGGTACTGCAGGAACTGCTGGCACAACTGTTTTCACTTACCAACTGGGAAATTCATTAGACGGTACTTATACAGCGCCGTCAGCTGCCGTAGCCATGGGGACATTCGGGACCGCCGCCCTGGCCGATTTCCAGTCTTTCGAACCGATTCTCGGTCCATTCATGAAGGTGGTCGCAACTCA